TTCTCATCTATTTTAAACAAGATTTCTCTGCCATGGCGACCCATAACTTTGAAATCATGCATTAAGATATATGCGGCTGCTCCTAAATCCGTAACACTTTTTAAATTTGACATTTTTTTCTCTTCTCTTTATTATTTGGCTGCTTCTGCAGCAATTAAACAGCCTCGTGCCACACTAAACAATGGGTCAGATGGCCTGATAACATCTCCAATTTTGATTGGAAGCTTGGCTTGCATGATGGTATCTCTAAACATCTTATCAAAACCAGGAGGAGAAGATGTACCACCAGCAATGATGATGTCTATGGGAGTATCGCTATGGACTGCTTTGTTAGAAGTTGATAATCCTTTTTTTATTTCAGCAATTGTATGCTCAATCATAATTTTATATTGGGTTTGAATTGCTCGCTCAACCATAGTCGTTGGAATAGCACTTAAATCAACTTTTGTTTTTTCTTGATTGATAAATGTTGGACTTTCTCCAGTAGCTTTTGCTGCTTGTTTATCAATCCAATCGCCACTATTCACGATTGCAAACTTAAACAATGGGTTTCCATACATGGAAAAGCAAAGGTTAACCATTCCCGCACCAAAAGAAACGCCAATTCCCGTGTATGCTTTTTTGCCTAATTCAGCATAGACTAATGCTAATGCTTCGTTGATTGGGTGGGCATTGACTTTGTAGCCATTTTCGGACTCATATGCCTTGAATATGGCTTCCAAAACCTTTTGGTGATAGTCTGCATCGGTTTCTTCGTTGATTGCATTGGCTGGCACACAGTAATAAAGTGTTTCGTTGTCGTGCTTTACGCCATCAAGAAGACTGTGTATCATGATGTTCAAAATTTGGAAGGCATCTTTTTCCTTCGGGTTTACACAACCGCCAGACATTGGCCTCTTCAATTCAAGCTGGCTAATGGTGTAAGCCATGTTTACTGCCGCTTCACCAAGGGCATATGCGACATTATCACGCTCAATGAGCGGGACGCCTGCATTCTTCATCATTTCAAAGACAAATCTATTTTCCAAGGGAAGCTCAATAAAGGCGTTAATTTCACGCTTGTTCAAGAAGTCCCCTTTATCATCCCTACGGCAGCATACGAGATTGTAAGTGCCAACATCAAAACCTATAGCCATTTTTTCTCCTTTTCTATGCTTTCTTACCGAAGTTTAATTTTGGCTGTTGAGCGAAGTCTGGTATTTCCCAAGCTGTTGCCTCTTTTTTAGCTTCTTGGGATTCCACCTTGTTAGTGGCTTGCGTTCCCACAGAAACGCCCAGTGTATTAAGATTTATGTTTAAGTCTATACTAATCGATAGCTTGCATTCGCCATCTTTCGTTACGACCTTCACATCACTTGCTTTTATAAGTTGAGCCAATGTAACCTCTTACATCTAATATAGTTTATGTTTTTTCAGATTTGAACGGCCACTTCTTGAACATTTCATCTATTCCAGATATTATCTCCGTTTCAGTGATCTCTGTTAGGCATGGTTTGAGCTGTTTTCTTGACTTAATACAGTTACCAAACTTGAAACATGGTCCACATTCCCAGTTCCCATTGTCTCTATGTTTTTGTATAAGCGTGAAATCATAATGCTTTCCATAAACCTTTCCATCAGCAAAGGTAAATATACCACATAAAGGCTTTCGAAGACCCCCAGCGAGATGAAAGGCTGCGGTATCGACCGTTATCATGTAATCCATGCAGTCAACATAACATATAAAATCTTGTAGACCTAGACCGCTTAATGTCTGTATTCCATGTCTTTTGCATGATGAAAGCTCATCTTTGTGGAATGCTATGAGATTGTGTTCGTTTAATTTATTTGCAATCCAACCAATCTGATTTTCTTGTAAACTTTTTGTTGCTATCTTTGAAGTTGGGGCGAAACCAATAAGCGCACCCGAGTTTTTTTTCAATGATTGAATTCTTGACATTACTGATCTTTTGCGATCTTGGTCTATAACAAAGTGCATATCATGGCTTGTTAGGTTAAGACCACAGTATCTCGCCCATATGTCACTCCTATGATCGTCATAGTTTGGAGCCTTGTGGTGTTCATAGCGATCCGCTATCGTAACGCAAGTATTTAACACACAGATATAATCTTCGTGGTTAACAGTTCTTGAATCCACAACATCATGGATATATGGATGATCTATTGCCGCATCTCTATATTCTGGAAGGCAAGCAAGCGTAAACTCACATTCGGGACACTCACGCTTTAGATCATCAAATATCATGCGTTGCATAAAAACATCGCCAAGACCACCCTTATCATGCCAAATAAGAACTTTATTTTTTCTTTCATAAAATTCTTTAATGGTCAGAGTTTTCTTTTTGTAGTTTTTGGTTAGTAGTTCAGCCATGCTTTAAAAAAGAAAGATGCCACCAATTTTAAATTGGCGGCATCTAATTATAAGACAAATATTAGCTCAAGCAGTTGTTTTTAATGGAGCATAAGACTTGGATGTCCGATGCACTTCCACCAGAAACATTGTTGATGAAAGCCAATTTGGTCACAAGTAAGTCGCCAGCATTGAACACTTGGGTTTCAGATCCTCCAAGTTCGAATGTCGCACCTGCTATTCCATTTAATCTTACACGCACCGAGCTTGGACCTTGATTTGTAATTTGGACAAAGTTTGCATAGCTTTCTGTGTCTCCAGCTATGTCTACAGTATTGTCGTCATAATCTGTGCCTTGTTCGACAATAAGGTTGTAAACTTTAGGATAGTTGTTTTCGGATGATACATCGCTGTAGATAGAGCCATCATCAGAAACCACTTCGATAAAAGCTTGTTCTTGATCAACTTGGGGATATGCAAATTTTTTCCAGTAATTGCAATCAACAAATGTTTCTCCATCAAATAATTTTCGGTATTTTCTCCCAGGCCCTTGAACAAAGATAGTTCTTTGAACAGAAGTAGAGAATTGAGATTGCGTGGAGGGGTTTACATCCAGTGTTCCCTGCTTGCTATTATTTAGTTTAACTCTGAATTCGCTCATGTTTCTCCTGTGTTGTTAAGAGCCCATTGACGATTTATATATGATTCTGCCAACATCTTCATTTTTTCCTTGTTACATTTTTTCACCAATTATGGAGAAAGGACTCTCATGCATGGAAATATCTTCTTGTAAAATCCTGTTCCAACCCCACTATCCAAAAGCGTACAGTCAATTCCGGCCATTGCCGCCTTGATCAATTGTTCGCCTTCAACTGAAACCACGCTTGAGACACCATCCCATGGTTCGTTCAAGCGACAGTTTCTTCCGCTTGATTGGATGTTTTTTATCAAATGGCAAGTTTCTTCGGCATTCAGAGTTCTTGTTGGAGCATTTCCAAATGTGTAAACAAAAACATTGTTTGTTGGTTTACTTGCAGATCCACAAAGAACCGGAATTCTAATTTTAGATTCTTCCATGATTATTTGCACAGGGTGTGTTGCATTGTCAAAAATAAGATCTCGGACATAGCAGTAGTCAGTTTTGTTGAATGTTTTTTTACTACACACTCTTGGCTCGTCCTCTAATAGATAATACGCTTCATTCTTGCAAGCCAAGTGTACTTGTATGCCATGGAATTGGTTTTCGATGAATGGCCTTAGCAATCGTAGAAGCTCAATGTATTCATTGCTATTTCCAAAATAGCTTATGCAATACTTATATTTGACTTGAAGAAAATTATTGAAAGGCGTAAACATGGAAGAAAGTACCGAAAAGGTAAATGTTGCATTGGAAGCTTTTGCTGTCTTCTCCACTCAATTAGGAGATGACGACATTTATAAGAGAATCTTGATTGAGGTTCTATTTGAAGAGCTGATGCGAAATAAAGGAGATAAAAATGGCAAGTAATTATACCGTGTGGATTTACCTTGGAAAGCGTGATAAAGATGGGATAAAGTTGGTGAGTCAATTTAAGGGAAAAAAGATTCTTGCCACTAGAATAAAAAATCTTTCCGAGATCAATATGCCAGCCGAATACTATGATGTGATACAAGGCATCATCTATGAAAATAGATTTTTATACGAACCATGGATTGAGTCTGCTGATGATTTCGCAAGCTTGCGTCAGACTCTTAAGCTTCGTGGTTACACAAACATACCAGTTGCCAATGTGCAGCTTTATGGAAGTATGTCATCTATATCAGCGCCTGAAATAAACACAACGAACATACCTCAAGCGGCGACTATGATAAGGAAGATCAACTAATTTTTTTTAGAAATCTTTTGTGACATACAAATGATCCGGCATCAACATCAACCAAGAATTTGTTTCCGTCACGCTCTAGTACCGTGCCACCAACTTTTAAAAATTGTCTTAATATTTCTGAATCATCACCATATTCAATTTGTATTTTTTCATCAAGGTTTTCAATCCCAGGTCTTGCTTTAACATGGCATCCTATGAATTCATCTTCGTAATTTTTTGTATCATGGTGATTGTTGATCCACTTTTTGAAGTCGGATAGATTAAAGTAATTGAATGGGTCGTTCATTTTTCCCTATTTGAATATTTCTGGTAGTTCTTCTTCACTTATATATGTGGCATTATCAAAACTTGCTCCACTATCGTGGTGAAATGCTTCTGTAATGCTGTACTCTTCATTGTGTAACCAAAACAGCTTGGTGTCTATGAGGTCGTGAGCTATGTTTTGTTGTGGGTACTGATAAAGTCCGTTTTCAAGCTTTTCGGATCCTGGTCTTTCCCCAGCAAAACTATCATCACAGCAGAAAAGAACAATTTTAGATGCACCAAATATGTAGGCGCAATGTATGGCTGCGCATATTGGGTTCCTATAATCATCTATGTGTTGCCTAGTATCATTAGAGAATTTTGATGTGTAAAGCGATTCGTGGACTGGCATATATTTGAAAACTTGACCCTTGTATGCGTGTAAGAAGTATGGGTTTGCACGCAATGATGCTATGCATTTTGGAAGTGCTCTTATTCTCTTGTTGAGGTACTTCATGCACTGCTGAAATGGATTGTTAACAAGATAGTAGTCCATGATTCGACCAGGAACATTCCATTTCTGCAAGGATCCAAGAACGCCGATGATTCCAACATCTTTTGGAATCATTGACAAAAGATGTTGTTTCTTAGAGAAGTCATAACCATCAGATACTATCACAATGGTTTGGTGTTGAAAATTTTCATTTTCAAGCCATGTCAATCTTTGATTGCTATTTTGTACTTCATTTGCAAGAAATGTTTGTACTTCTTGTCTGCTGTATGTTGAATTGATATCTTTGGCCGGCGCATGGATATTGACAAAGTTGCGCACCCACATGCCATGGTTGGTCTTAGTGTATTGGTTGTTATCAGGATATGTCTTAATTCTTTTAATTTGGTTTTGCATGCTTTAATATAGTTTCCTCAATCTCACTCGCATGGCACTATAGCCACGCATTGGCCTTTTTGGCTGTCTCCATTTAGCTTACTTATGTCAAGCTGTATCTTGACATCAATTGGAGATCCCTTGTAAACCATTTCAATTTCGGGCTTATCTGGCATAACAAGTCTGATCTCACTTGGTATGGATCCTACCAACTCGATTTGTGGTGGTATGCCAACAACTTGTATCTTGTCTGGTATTTGGCTTGCGTCTATTCTGATTGTTCTTGGAAAATCGTTTGGCACTTCAAGCCTTATAAAATTCGGCATGTTTGACGCATCAATTGATATTACACTTGGCAAATTGTATGAAATTACCTTAATCTCGCTTGGTATATCTTCAGACCTAATTCTTATTTCGCTTGGGATATAAAGATCTGATATCATTTTGATGATTGATGGAATCTTTATTGATTCAACTTTGATGATTCCTGGAATATCATGGAGAATTTTTATGTCTGGAATTACTGGAGCTATGACTTTGATGATGCTTGGTATTCCAATATCTCCGAGATCAATATCTATGTTTGGGTCGGCATATGGATCTGCGTCAAGGGCAGCCATTGGCGTGCCGCTAGTTGGGCATTCTAATTTAATCACACAGCTTAGAGTTGGTGTTGTACCCCAATTTACGCTGACCGTTGGTGTTGGTCCAAATTCAATTTTGGAGAATGTTGGTACTGGCCCAAATTCAATTTTGGAGAATGTTGGCACTGGCCCAAATTCAATCTGAGAGAATGTTGGCGCTGGTCCAAATTCAATCTGAGAGAATGTTGGGAATGGCCCAAATTCAATCTGAGAGAATGTTGGGAATGGCCCAAATTCAATCTGAGAGAATGTTGGGAATGGCCCAAAATCAATTGTCGTTGGGAATGTTGGGAATGGCCCAAAATTTATAAGCGTCGGCAACGATGGAGCAGGTCCAAAATTTATAAGCGTCGGGAATGATGGCGGTGGTCCAAAATTTATAAGCGTAGCAATTGATGGAGCTGGCCCAAATGTTATGACTGTAGCAATTGATGGAGCAGGTCCAAAATTTATAAGCGTTGGAAATGATGGAGCAGGTCCAAAATTTATAAGTGTCGGGAATGATGGCGGTGGTCCAAAATTTATAATTGTAGCAATTGATGGAGCTGGCCCAAATGTTATGACTGTAGCAAACGATGGAGCAGGTCCAAAATTTATAAGCGTCGGGAATGATGGAGCTGGCCCAAATGTTATGAGTGTAGCAATTGATGGAGCTGGTCCAAAATTTATGAGCGTCGGGATCGATGGAGGTGGTCCAAATGTTATGAGTGTCGGGAACGATGGAGCTGGTCCAAAATTTATGAGCGTCGGGATGCTAATTGGGCCAAAAACAATTAAGGTCGGACAATTTAATGGACCAAAATTTATAAGAGTACATACTGGGAATGGCCCAAAACCAATCATCGTTGGAATTTTTGATGGGCCGAAACCTATAACAGAAGGTAATGACGATGGCCCGAAAGTTATAGTAGACGAAATGTTTGATGGCCCGAAAGTTATAGTAGACGGAATGTTTGATGGCCCAAACTGTATTGTTGAACAGAAGTTTGGCATTGGGCCAAATACTATTACGCTAGGGAATGATACTGGGCCAAAAACAATTACGCTAGGGAATGATACTGGGCCAAAAACAATTAAGGTTGGACAGTTTAATGGGCCAAAATTTATAAGAGTACATACTGGGAATGGCCCAAAACCAATCATCGTTGGAATTTTTGATGGGCCGAAACCTATAGTGGATGGAAGGTTTGATGGCCCGAATCCTATAGTAGACGGAAGATTCGATGGCCCGAAACCTATAGTAGACGGAATGTTTGATGGCCCGAACTGTATCGTTGAACAGAAGTTTGGCATTGGCCCAAAGACTATTACACTAGGGAATGATGTTGGTCCAAAAACGATCAAAGTAGGGAATGATACTGGGCCAAAAACTATTGTGCTAGGGAATGATACTGGGCCAAAAACGATAAATGTTGGGCAATTTAGTGGACCGAAATTTATAAGAGTACATACTGGGAATGGCCCAAAATCAATCATCGTTGGAATTTTTGATGGGCCGAAACCAATAACAGAAGGTAATGAAGATGGCCCGAAAACTATAGTAGACGGAAGGTTTGATGGCCCGAAAACTATAGTAGATGGCAATGGCGCTGGTCCAAACTGTATCAAGGAACAGAAATTTGGTAGTGGACCAAAAACTATTACGCTAGGGAATGATACTGGACCAAAAACGATCAAAGTAGGAAATGACGCTGGGCCAAAAACTATTGTGCTAGGGAATGATACTGGGCCAAAAACTATTAAGGTTGGACATATAATTGGTCCGAAATTAATCAAGCTACAAACTGGGAATGGCCCAAAATCAATTATCGTTGGGAATGTTGGTGGTGGCCCAAAGACTATTACACTAGGTAATGATGTTGGCCCAAAACTGATTATCGTTGGCAAAGTCACTGGCCCAAAACCGATGAGGCTACAGAAATTTGGTAGTGGCCCAAAACTGATTATCGTTGGCAAAGTCACTGGCCCAAAACCGATGAGGCTACAGAAATTTGGTAGTGGCCCAAAACTAATTATTGTCGGAAAACTCAGTGGCCCAAAACTAATTATTGTCGGAAAACTGATTGGTCCAAATTCAATTAATGTTGGACATATAATTGGTCCAAAATTAATCAAGCTACAAACTGGGAATGGCCCAAAATCAATTATCGTTGGGAATGTCGGCAATGGCCCAAAAGTTACCATGGTTGGCAATACAGGCAATGGCCCAAAACTGATGATGCTGCAGAAATTTGGTAGTGGCCCAAAGACAATTACTGTCGGAAAACTGAATGGTCCAAAAACAATTACTGTCGGAAAACTGACTGGTCCAAATTCAATCAATGTTGGACATATAATTGGCCCAAAATTAATCAAACTACATACTGGGAATGGCCCAAAATCAATCATCGTTGGGAATGTCGGGAAATCCGGGAATACGATGCTTGGTAATGGAGGTGGTGGCCCAAAAGTTATCATGGTTGGCAATGGAGGTAGTGGCCCAAAACTTATAATGCTGCAGAAATCTGGCAGTGGACCAAATATGATGACTGTTGGAAGTGGTGGATCAACGATGATTATCGAAGGAATACTCAGTGGTCCAAGAGGCCCGATGTCAAGGCATGGAAAAACAATCGGTGGTGGCTGGATGTTTATTGTTGGTATGATTGGATTTGGAAAATCCAAAGTTGGAATATCTGGTATGTTTGGTATGAGTATTTCTAATGGTGCATTTGCGATTTGAATTACTGGTTGGGTCGCAATAGTTCTTTCGTATGGACTTTGAACTATGGTACACTTATCAGTACTAATTTGAACTACTGGATCTATTGTAGTGTTTGCTGCATATGTGTGCGTACCACTCAATGATGTTGTCGTAAATTCGCCATCACCGAAGTCAATTCTGAAATTCTTATAGTTTCCAACAATCTCAATGTTATAGTTTATGATTGTTCCAGCAGTTGGACTTTGAGAAACAACATTGTAGAAGAATGTAATGTCTGGACAAGTAAAGTCGTCAAATATGACTTCAAGTTCTGCAAGGTTACGGATTCTCCAATCTAGCGTCGTTTTATCTGGTGTAAAATTATAGCCAACAAAATTTTCTATTTTGAGGATGGCATCGGCAATTTGGTTGTGATGTTCCGCCACAACAAAACCACGAACCTCAGATCCTACTTTGTTGAATTTCGTCTTAGTTCCACCAAGGTTCCTAACACAATTAATGAGCTGGTTAATTTTACCATAGTTGTTCTTAGAAACGCCGGCGTAATAAAAAAGCTCCCCATTTATGTTGGCGAAACCATTTTCAGACCATATTTCGCATGCGGATGATCCAACTGGTACGATGTCTATCGTTGCTTCCCAAGGATGGTTATCTACTGTCGTTATGGTCTCTGATGTGTTATAAACCAAGTACAATGTACGATCAGTATCGTATTGCTTTGGATACACAGGAATTGATGGAAAATTGCTGGACATTTCTTACCTATCTAGGTCTCCATGTTAAAAAATGGCCATGGCAAATTGATTGCCAGATGGCCTGTTTGATACACTGCTGAATGTTAGCGTTGTCTCATTGAACTTTATAAATGGCTTTGTGCTATAATCAAAGCTAAGATAAGCTACCTTATCTGAGTCCGAGGCCGCCATAAGCGTATTTGCTTGATTATCAAAATCAACAATAGAGTTATCTTGCAATAGCCTGAATGACGCCGAGTTTATCCCCGTGCCACCAGTTTCCCAAATATCCGTAGTTGGATTGTAAGCCGATATTGCGCCTGTGTTGTTGAAGAAATAAACACCTTGGCTTAATGTAACCAGCTTGCCTTCAACTTTTGCCGGACCAGCCATATCTGTTAGTTTCTTGATATCAAGAAAATACTCAGAGGTTGATCCAGATGTCTTATAAAAATTTTTGATCCTAAAGAATGTGCCAACACCTTGATTCCTCAATATAAATCCAGCCGTATCCTTCCAGCATGACCTATAGACACTCATATGACCTTGTACTGGATCTCCTGAAGTGTTGTAGGTCACTTCGTTATTTTTTAACTCTTGGGCGCCATTTTTGTAATTAGAAGTAGTAAGTGTGTCCGTGGTTACGGAGAGATCAGCAAGGGAAACTTTTGATTTTACTTGGTTGGTTAGACTGGTATTTGGTAGTTGGGAAGTTGTCAAACCACCAAATACAAAATAAAGGTTTGTATAACTGTAAAGATCAACCCAGTTCCATGGTCTGCTGATCGGACTTTGAGTCAGATAGGTTTGGGTGAAACCATTGAATTCATTAATCTTTATTGTTTCATTAGAGGCTGAATCAGATGGACTTCTGCCCGAAGCGTAGTATAGCAACCCAACACCACCATTGCCACTGGCGGTTGTTCCACGGGGTGCAAATCCTGCATTTCTTTTAAATTCCATTTTTTGTTGAGCTTCATTGTTCTGACCATCCAAAAAGCTAATGTCTCTTGATACTGTTACTGGGTTCGTGAAGGTAGTTTTGAATGTCTCGCTAATCAAACCAAGCTCATAAGCATTGATCTGGTTTGTTGTAATGTAATTCCATAACCATAGATTGTATTTTTCTACGACATCTATGGATCCCTCATATGTCGTGATTCTGTATGATCCATACTGAGTATCGCACCTTAAGACAATGTTATAAATGCCACCGATACTGTAGGATCCTCTGACCGCCGATGTGTTAGTATGTGTGAGATCATCGGCGAGTGACCATGTGTAGCTTTCTACAGCATCTATAGGAACACCACCAGAAACCTCTTCCCCAACATAAGTCTTTCCTGTGTTTGGGTTTATGCCATTTGGAACTTCTGCATCAACAAATGTGTTTACTGGTGTTCTTAAAACTGGAATTGTCGTATATGGACCATTTATTGGAAGACCAGTCCTAGCCAAAATCTGTCCTGTTCTCAAATTAAAATTGATAACTGCTTCGTCGGGTGCTGCAACTCTTGCATTTATGAACTCTGGAAAAACTAAAGTATCAGATCCAAAGTCATTGGAAATTGTAAGACTAACATCATATATTCCAGGCCTGCTATAGACTTTGCTTACAGTGCCGCCATCCAAATCTTGAACAATAACATTGCTTTGTGTGACAGGTCCGCTAGTTGTACTTACTGTGACTATAGATGGGCCAGTGTTATCTCCAAAATCCCATATGTAGCTGATTACTCCGGTTGTGCCATCTGTACCAAGACGAAAACTAAGATCCTTGAACTCAACCGTTAGAGGTATTAGGCCAATCTTATTGTTGGCGGTAAACCATGCCTTTGGAACTAGTGCAATTTTTCGGAGGTAGTTTATCCTTGCCTCCATGGTTCCAGTCAATGGTTGTTGGGCAATCTCGTTCTTTTTACCGGCAGTATGTTCGATCGCAATGATGGCATTTTTTAGTGCGTTGTGGTGCTCAGCCATTACATTCATGGTTATATGTGTTATGTCCCTTGGCTTGGCCACATCAACGAAGCAAGACAACAGTTCAAGATTATCAAATGAAACCGGAGTCTTACTTCCATAATAAAAGGTTATTGCACGGACATCGGCATCGCTGCATTGTTCCGTAAGCGTTATAAATCCAGAGTCTGGAAATCTGTTTATGATTTCGTTGTCACCATACACAAAAATTGATCTATCACCTGGGTTATAGTCTGCAGACAGTGTGACACGGAGACTATCATGGACAAGAAACAGAGTGTTGTCGTCATCAATGCTTGTAGGGAATTTTACTGTTGATGGTATTACCATTATTGCACCACTATGCTTTCGCTGAGGAATGTGCGCTTGGTTGTTGAAGTCTCTAATATGGTCATGAGACCTGGTCTGTAGTCTCCAGGCTTATCAAAAATAAACTTAATCTCATGCTTGTTTGGATTGTTTTCTTGGTAGCTTTGATTTGCAACTGGTATTCCTTCTACAGTTCCATCACCGCCAAATATCCAATACCTTTGCACTATATCACCATCAGTTTGATCGATAATCCTGAACTCTGTTGGATCTATTGACATAGCATTTGCTGTCTCAAGAGAGTAGCCTGTTCTTGGAGTCACATAGAAAAAACTATTGATTTCTTGCTTGCTTACTGTGATGTAATTGCTCTTTGTTGTTATTCCTTGGGCGCCAAGTATCGAAACAATGTTCAGTTGTACTGTGTATATGCCTTCGGACTGATAGGTGTGTGTTGGATTTTTCTCTACGGATGTGGCTCCATCGCCAAAGTCCCAAAGATATCTTACAAGAGGGCCAGTACTGAAATTCTGGAATCTTACTTTTAATGGTGGTTGACCAATAATCTTGCTTGCCCTAAATATGGCTTTTGGTGCCAAGAATATGTTCTCTTGGCGCTTTAAGATTCCATTTAAAGATCCAGTCGTTGGATCAATATTGGTGCCAAGGTCTGTCTCGATGTTGTGTATTGCGTCTCTTAGGGCATTGTGATGCTCGGCCATTACGCTATGACTGACAGTTGTTGTCGCAGGCCAAATTGTTTGGCGTGAACCAACGAATCCACGGACTAGGTTGTAAAATACACCTTCATTCTTGTTGCCATAATAGATTATTTCATAGTTTCCGGCTTTTCCTGGTGGTGGCCCAAGTCTGATTAATCCCCTTGTCGGGAAACTATCGTTGTTATCGACAATGATATACTTACCATTAAATGACAAAGATTGCTTCATAACGGTTTGTGCGTTATTCTTTGCTTCATACAGAGTCTCTTTGTCGTCAAGGTTTAGCGGAAATGCCGACAGACTTCCTATAGAATAGCCAGGTGTCAGTGTTGAAATTCTAGTTGTCATCTGTCTCCTGCTTGATCAAAGCTGTTTCCGCTTGTTTCTTCATATCGACCATTTGCCTATGCCTCACATCAAGATTCTTGAGTGTCTGCTCCTTGATTGGGATGTCATCAGGTAGTGCAAGAACTGTTTCTATAAGCTCGGTGTCTACATGAGATTGCATTAGCATCTTGAGGTTTATTTTCTGTAGTAACTTCTCACCCCAATATTGCTTTTGAGCTTTGAGGTTATCATAATCTAGCAATGGTTCGACCTCTTGTAAGTTCTTGAATGCCAACACAAAGAACTTAGCTTCTTCTTGTAGATACTTTCTTTTCTTGGCAAGAGCCTCGATGTTTTTCTTGGCTGCAATCATTTGCCGTTCACTTTTCCTCAAGCTTATTTCTGAAATTCTGATTGCCATAGGATTTATACCCTTGGCTTTTTTCTTGTTCAGAATTGCCTTATTTCTATTTATGTTTATTTCGATCAATTCTAGGTTGTCGCTGGCTTCTTCAAGCTCAAGTTCTATAGCTTCTAACGAATCGTGCCTCGCTTTGATCTCTCGTATACATTGCCACATTTTGGATTGTGTGGTCGGCTCTTTTCCTACTATAAAGTACTTCATTTGAAAGTAGCTGTGCCTCTCGGCGGGCTCATTTACAAGCACATCACGCAATTCAGCCATAAGGTCTTTGTTTTCCATAATTTTCTCCTTGAAATATTAGAGATTGATTTGTTTTGTAAATGATTTAAAATTCATTTTTTAAAGGAGTATATTTAATGCTTAATGGTTCAAAGGCTTATTTAAGCGGTCCTATGGAGTTCAGCAATGGCGATTATCGCACACAACCAGCAATAGAATTGCTCAAAACATTCGGTATTCAGGTTTTTGACCCAGCTCTTGACCCTAAGGAGCAATGGGTTCCAGATATCAAGCAAGCAAAAGCCGACAAGGACTACATGCGTATAAAGTCAATAGCGGAGAGATTTTTTCGCAAAGATCTTGGTATGTTGTACCAATGTGATATGACTATTGCTTTTTTGCCATATAAAGTGCCAACAGTTGGAACACATCATGAAATTATTGAAAGTTGGAGATGCATGAAGCCAACCCTCCTTGTCTGCCCCGATGGCATAGAGAACATACCTGTTTGGTATTTTGGCTTTATGCCACTCGAACACATGTTTTCTTCTTGGGATTCTCTTTATGATTATCTTCGCCGTGTAGATAGCGGAGACGCATATGATGATACATGGTATATCTTACGCCAGAAATCAGATTAAGGCGGCTCCAACGATACCTTTAAATTTATACCCCTTAGAAACGGCAAGGGACCCCCATGCGGCTTTGCATTCGCTGAGATTAGGCGTTTCTGGCATGTCGCCAAGATCGGTATAGGCATCCCTGTGGATCATGATTCCATTTACGGAGCCATCCACAAAGTTCATTTTTCTGTCAATTATCGGGTAAAGTATGTCTTTGTGTGACTCGATGAAACAAGAATACTTGCGGTGAGCATGATTTCTTATCGGTGTGCCAGATATAACTATTATGTTCCACTCTGCTGGAGCATTTTTCATTCCCATGCTCAGTAAAGAGCTATATGTATTCTTTGCACAAAACAATTTTCCAAAAACTGACATTTCATCCATAGTCTGCTCAAGTATGGAATCCGTGACTACTGTTATAAATGGCTTTTCGCCATACTTTGCTGATATTGATGAGACTGTTATTTCCACATGCTTTGGGTTGTTTTCAGGCGCTATAATTACAAAGCCGATGTCAATGTCTTTTGGTTCGTACATTTGTTTCTCATGTCAAGGAAATATCAAAATCTATTCTGATGATGTCTTGCGACGACAAGGCATTGTCAAGCGCAAATGTTCCACCAGTATGGTTTGGCGTGAACTTATTGAGAGTCCACGACATTGTTGGGTTGCTACTTGGACAATAAATCAAATAATCAGAATTTATTCTAACACCATTCACGAAAACACGCAAGCTTCCTTGGATATATGGAGTGTTGACGCTGGTTACTGAATAGTTTTGATAATCTACAGTTATTGGCTCAAGGTCATAGTAGTGAGTATGAGCGAAAGTCGTGCCAATACTAAGATTTGGCTTGATGACAAATGGTTGGGATGGCGTGGCTGGAGCCGTTATGTCCCATGTTATGGTATCAGAGGGCTGGAATGATATGCTTCCCTCAGTAATTGATACTATTGAGCTTGGGCTTTGGACATTAAAATCAATGTTTGTGGCTTCATCTGCTATAAGGTTAAGCTTAGAGCGTTCAGCCTCAAGCATACGAACAAAGGATATGGGGTTTGTAATACTGTTAAACCCAAGTGTATTTTGTATATAGCTGAGTTCAGAACCATCAACATCCTTGGATGCATCTGTATGCTCCGCTATACTATGAAGCGCTTGATCAATGGCGATAGGCTTTAGGTTCCCATCCGAGTCAATAGATTGATCAATCCTGTTGGCCATGTTGCCCTGGGTTCCAGCCCCATTGCGAAGTATTTGCGAAGCGTTTTCAAGCTCATTGTTTATGAGTTCATCACGAAGCACTAAATTTTTTATGGGTAAATTATCATATTCCCAGTGGTATGGCTGGTTTGGTTGATATTCCGGCACAGGTATCTTAGATAGATCGACCATGTTTCACCTTTTGTCTATGACTATTTAATTGGTTATTTTTTTGAACTGATCCTTAAGGCGCTCGATGAGTGCTTTGGTATCAATTTTCTTTTTATCTATGTGGTTCTGCTTGAAAATGAAGGTGCGTTTTCGCAACTTCTTTATATTGTTCTCAGCTGGTGTTTGATTTGCTTTCTTATCAAGCCAATAGTTCATAAAATTCTCCCAAGTTCGTAAAGGTTAAGCTCAAGAAAATTTTGCCAATCCTTTTTGTCTGTCTTGTTGGACTCATGCTGCTTCTGCATCCAGCTGAGCAAGTTCTGCCAGTTATCGCCATAGTTGCCAAGTATTTCTTCATCCTTGGCCACATCACGCAGAAACACATAGGCTATGCTCTCATTGCCCATGCTTTCTATCTGTACATTCCTTTTTGACTCTTCATCCATATGGTTTACCATACCAGAAAAGCCAAGTGGTATAACCATCTTGTTGCCAGCAACTAATTCGCCATTTCCAAGCTGTATGACATCTAGAGCGAACTTGTAATTGTTTGCGTATGTTGTACATTTATCAGCGTATGAATTCTTCTCAACAACCACACCACTGATATCTATTTTTTCGCCCTTACTTATTTTGTGACGGGCAAATAGTCCCTTACCAGCGCCTTTTATGGTTGAATCACTGATGTAGAACCTGTTGTCGTTCTCGTCGTATCTGAGCGATTTGCTCATTAAATTTCTCCCTTATTTATGGCCGACACAATCTCAGGTAGTGTCGTCTCACGACCAAGGAATTCGCTGAAACATTCAACAAAGTGGTTGATTATGGACATTGATATGGACTCACGCATATCTGGTCTTTGATCAATCATCTTTTTTGTTTGAATAAGCGATTTATCATCTATGCCCCAGTCGAAAACTTCATTTCCGACCACAAGCATGTTGATTTCTTTGCCGGCCTCGTTGCTTTTAATCTTAACAATTTTTATTGTGTTTGGCATGTTTCCTCTTAGATGAATGAAAGTCGCCAGTTAAATGTTATCTGCATGCTACTTGTCTTATTGAGATCAGCAAATGCAACCATGCTGTAAAGATCGCCATTTGACATCTGTAAAGCCATCTCGTTTATTGCATACCCATTAGCATCATCAAAGGATAGAACGGATGTAAACACTACTTGACTTAGGATATTAGGGTCAACCGAACTGATTACTGGCTTGCTAGCCCTTGTTACGCCAAAAAGCGCAGTTCTTGCACTGTCAACAACCTTGAGTGTTCCACCGGCCGTGCCACCATCACCAAAGATCATGCGATTGATGTAGAATGTGTAGGTTGCCCCGATGCTGTTTGCCAAGCTACTAGCAAGCGCCTCTCTTCCTTTGCGGAGGATGGTATTTTTGACTTCGGATACCTCCTTGCGACCATCGGAATACTCGATGATCCTCTCCACGATTCCAATCACTTTTAATGGTTCATGTAATTCTGTCATATATCACCTTTCTTTCTTGTACCGTCTCTGTACTCTATTATAAATTCAACCCCTTCTTTTTGGCTGGTTGATTCTAAAAAATTATCTTTTGGAACTTGAAGCATCTTTATTTCTTCGGTTCCAGATGCATCATTTCCAATGGTAACTCTGCCACGCCTATCAATAGTGTCGAATGTGGCCGGTTCGAGGTCAAATTGCTGACCTTGTATAGTAATATCTTGCGTTTTAATATAACGATATATGCTGTAAGGTGTAGATGTGCCGCCATTAACAAGTGTTTTCCAGTAGGAATCTGGACCATCCAATGCTATTGTTGTGTTTCCAACTGGGCTATTTCCGTTTATATTGGCCATTAAATATAGTTTTCCATTGATGTCAATAAGGTAATTTTCCTTGAAATGATCATCCTCAAGTGGCGTTGCGACAAGGCTGTTTTCGCCATTGTTTATGGATAGACTTGATTCAATATTTCCAGATATTTGAATATTTAAACCCTTATGGCTCAAATAACCAACTTTGTTGTCCAAGAGGCGCCTATATGTGTACAAACTCGCCCCAGCAACATCGCCTCCTGTGTATCCATCGATATAAAACTGGTCATCTGCACCATCCTTGAATCCAGTTATTTTATACTCTGTACCTGATATATTTTGGTAATCACCTATTAAGAAAACATTTTTCACATCATGCAAGGTTGTGTTGAGAACTTCTGTTCTTCCCCTTGAGGTCACAACAAGCACACCAGATGAGCTTGTGAACAGCTCGTTGTTGTATTGATCATATGCTGTGTATGAAATGGATGTAGCAGAACTTGATGGTAGACTTCCGCCATCTTCTAGCATGATCGATCCATCACTTTGAACATTGATAATGTTTAATGGGGTTGCTGAATATACTGGTATTTTAATCTTCCAAGATGCTGTGCTATATCCACGGCTGACATCCCAAAGCGATTTAAAGTTATTGAACGATTGGCTTTCGTCGGTGAATTTGAAAATATTGTCTTGGTATATATTGATGGTGCTTGATGCATCTATAGGGTTTGACAGTCTGAAACTGAATGCTCTCTGGTTGAGTGCAAGTCTTGGGCTGAAAATGTTATTTGTCTCATTTATTGGTTCAGTAATCGAAACAATCTTGACTGTGTTTGGCGTTGGGCTATCCACATTGTAATCACCAGCAAGTGTTCCACCTAGTATCTTGAGTATGGCCGTTCCATCATTGATCATGCCTATCGATTTGAAGTTCACTTCACCACAGAAAAGAACCACACTGTCGTTGTAGGCTATGCCTGTTCCCGAATCAACAATGCTAGATGTGGCCAGGTCACTGCGAAGTACTGCTTGCGAACCCGTAATCCCATTTATCATTACTCTGTTGAACCACATTTGTGCGTTTCCAGATATGGTGAACGCATTTTGAAGGAATGTCACAAGTATTTCAAAATCTTCTTCGGGAGGTATGACGACCTCGTTAATTCCACCATATATGTTCATAACATGTAAAACTGCATGGAATGGCAAACACTCACGGAGAACATCGTTGGCCTCGACTATTCTGTCGTTACTTAAATACTCTATTTCAAGGTCTATGTTGTATTTACTGCTGAGTCCGGAGTGGCATGGGTCTACAAAGTTCTTGTCTATATCACATGGATCTTTGCTGTTGCGGATACTTCCATTGTATTCATCCATGTTGTAGATGTTTTCGCTGTAGGGAAACTCTGTCCTTACTTTTCCAAAAACGATATCATCGTGGAATGGTGTTTTCGTTGGTATGATAATGTCAAATAGTGGATCTGTCTCTTCAATTAGCCTTACATTCCAGTTCTTAATCGGGTATTCGTTATCCCTCTCGTCACGAGAATCCATCAATGGTAGCATCCTGATGTAATTCTCAATTGTTTGCTGAGTTCCAGTAGATATTTCTATGACTTTGTACACGACTCTGATGGAATCGCCTATAGTTAGATTTATTGATGACACAGAAAGCGTGTCGCCAACCCACCTAAGTATTGACAAGCCATCAACCTCGTCAAAGATGATGTAGTCTGAGGAAATACTAGTCCAGATGTCGCTATCAACATATCTGATGTACAGCTCGAAGTTATCTAGATCAATTGGCAGAGCGGTTCTTTCTAATATGAAAAAATCATTTTCTCCATCGTATGTGAAGATCTCTTGCCATGTGTGATTAGATATGACTTGCCATAGCCTTGTAATCTTAATGAATTTGACGCCTGCTTGATCCAATGATTCTTTAAGACCGCCAATTGTTCCTTTTTTCTTGAATAATGGAACAGCGTTTTTGATTTGCCTTCTCCATCTGTATGGATCAGTTGTCTTCAGTCTTAAGTTAAAAAGGTTAGACAAAAATGGCAATAATGACTCAGATAGAACATTTGCATCATAAAGATCAATCAACTGGTTGGCATAATTTTCAAGCACCGCAAAGCCATCGGCAATCGCCAAATTTAGCTTTTGAATTACATCAGGTGTTCTGTCAAACTGACTCAGTCTTGTCTTGAACATATCTGGTGTATATCGTTCAAGTAGAGTTGGATATTTTTCTGGAGGCGTGAAGTGCGATGGGATTGCATTGGCTTCAACATCCACACTCACTATGCTAAACTTCTGATGACTTAACTTGGTTGTGCCAGCTATTACGGATGTCCAAGTGTAACATACGAAGTAATCACCCTCACGGAAGCTGAATGGTTTCCAAACATATTTAAAGTTACCATACAGCGTGTTGCTTTCACTGTCTTCATTTACTTTTTGGATCAATGCGTTGTCTTGGTCAGTTGAAAGCCAAGCTGGAAACATGTCGGTTCCAACAGTGAATATCGGAGTTGCATCTTTGTAGTAAAACTTCTGGGATTTAACGCTGCTATCAAGGTCTGCTCGAAGTTTTTTAGCTTCGAATATATTTTTTTCGTTAGGATTTTCGCAAGCAAGCTTTTCGGCAGCTATCGTGGCAGCAAGCTTCTCGCTCTCATAGATGTCTTGGGTGTATTCGTTAAGGGTTGGGTCAACAAAACTTCTCTCAATGAAATATATGACAATCTTGTCGACCTTGTATGGATCTGCAAGGAGGCATCCATTGTCATCAGGAGTTGTAAACTCTAGAACAATCTCATCATTGAGGGTCGGGTTTTCTGTAATTCGCTTCTGTGTCATTTTTTTATTCGTAAACGAATCCTAAATCGATGATGTCAGGTCTGATTATCTCATAATACTTTGCTGTTACGATGTTGTTCGCCGTTGGTGAAACATCTGTACTAAAGGCAATGTCAATTGATGAAATTTCTTTGAGATCAGACAGTTCTTTTACTATATCTGATTCTTTTAGGTTCTGTCCAAACTCCCATCTGCTAATGCTGAAAAAGCTGTTGACCCTGTTCAATATCTTGATTCTCAGCTCGTCTTCAAATTTCTTGTAAAATTTGTCTACTGTTACAGATATGTTAACATCAATTGTGACAGGAACACCATCCTTGATGCAGATGTAATCTGTTATCATCTTTTTTGACTCAAGATAATTCATCAACGCTGTTTTAAGCTGGTCTGATGCGTTGTCTAAAGTTTCGGTGTCTTTCCTTGCCAAAACATAAATGTCTATGATGTTGGCTGCACAACCATGATTACGAAGAACAGCAATCGACTTACCAATCTGCCCTTGGTACGGAGTCGCAAACTGATCAGTTAGTGTTTTGTAATCAAGTCCAGTCACAGCTCTGTCTTGTGTTCTAAGATAGGCTGGAAGCTTGCGTCTGATGTCATCAATGGTGTCGCCATCAAAGCCGTATTGAGCTCTAGTGTAGTTGTTAAGAAAAATCGGAACTGTATAGCTTAATCCTGGGACAGTAGCAAGAATGCTTTCTTGTGTGGCATTTGTTACAAGATTTCCTCTTACTCCACCACCTGTTCTATATGTGATGTTAATCAAAGATCCTACAGTTGGCACCATACCTGCAACACCATTACCAAAAATGAAAAAAGCACTAAAATCAGAATTGTATTCTACACGGTACTCACGAAGCTGTTGTGACTCTGTGAAGAAATCAACTTTGTTCCACAGAACTCCATCAACCTCAACTTTCATGCTGTCAAATAAGACAGTGCTGAAACCACTTCTTATCGTTTGATTGGCTGCACCAGTCCCTGCAACTTCCTCTATTCTGGTAAGACCTTCAAGGCCGACAATGCTTGCGTTAACCAATGAATTTGCCGGCAATAGAATATCTTCATCGAATAATGGATTTCCCTCAGCATCCGCAGCAAAAAGCTCCATGTCTAACGACTCGCCGCCACCATTTACTTGCACTCGTATTGGTGTGGCTACTGTAATATCTGTGGTTATTGCGTTTGTCAAACTGGCTGTCCAATAGCTTTTTGCTGCAATAGGTGCTGTTGGTTGAAAGCCAACCAATTTGCACAATCTGAATGCATTTTCTATTTCTGTTACGGTGTCAATGAATATCTCATTGGCAATCTGATCCATCTTAAAGGACAGTGTGTCGGCTATAAATGACCAGTTTTCTATAAGCATGACCGCTAAAGAAGATTCAACAAAATCTGAGAACTCACTAGAAAACCTTTGCTGTGTAAATTGCAAAAGTCTTGTTTTCATGCTCCAAAAATCTTGGTTTGTATAATTTAGGTTGAATACATTAGGCTTCTTTATGATCTCAGCCTTGGCATAAGGTTCTACATTAAATGGACAGTTATTGGTCATATCAAGCTCCTAGTGGGACCTCTAGCCTCAGCTCGTTGATCGTCCTGATATCGAGTCTGTCAAAGAATGTTATTCTGATGAGCAACACATGCTCGTTTTCTGGGTCTGGATCATTCGGGTTTGCGCTATCCGAGTCCAACCTTGACTGAATATATATGTTCTCAATTGCCACTCTTGGTTCCCACATCTTAAGTGAGTTAGCGATCATCGCCTTTGCTTCCAATATAGTTCCTGGATCATTAGGATTGAAAAAAAGTTTGCGAAGCGGGGTGCCAAAGTCATGCAGCATCACCCTTTCTCTTGGGTTTGTCAGCAATAATACAATCATGTCTGATTTGACTTGATCGACACCACTTTGTGTATAAAAAAAACCTTTTGGATTTTTTGTTATGGGGTATGGTGCGCCCTTGAAGCTTTTCTGATTCATTATTGTCCACCGCCTGTGGTTGGTGTTTCATTATCTGGATTACATCTTTTTCTGGCCAAAGGTAGAATGTGGGTAATCGACATACATGGATCATTTTTGCCGACACTAGCTATAATTTTGGAACTCAATCTAATTGTCTGTGTCTTTAAGTCAAATACGCACAATCTACCAATTCTTGGACTGTTTTTTGGACCATCTTTCCCTGCGAACAAAGCTATGACATCATTTGCATAGAAGATATGCGATTTTTTAGTGATGTTAACATAGAAGTCTCTTGTGTATACTAATTTCAACTTACTGATCAACTCTATTTTATTGTTTGGCTTGGAACATCCACCTATATCACCTATGATCTCAACTTGATTGTCTGTTGTTGCTATAATATGGTTACCGGCAACACGAAGGAACACCAGCCCAGGGCCACTTGGTGATTCTTGATATTGATGTATGTGTGGTCCCCTACAGTTTGTATAGTGTGGACAATAAATCTTGATGTATTGTCTTTGAGTGGTTATTTGCGAATTATCATCACGCATGATGAACTCAAGGCCATAACCAGACCTTATTTTCACATAAGCTTTCTTAGCAAGAGGCTTTGGATCTCCACCATGACCAACAGGATTTTGCTCTTCATTTTGTTTTTCTGGACTCAAACTTTTTCTTGATCCACTACCGCATTGCTCATTGTCCTCATCAATCATTTCAAATTGGTGCTTGCTTGTAGTTTGCATGCTGATGCCACGGTGTTTCCCAGCTATACATTTTGATTTTTCATGATCGTTAAGCTCAATTCTGTTGCCAAATGCAGTTAAAAGCTTGATTCCATTCCATTCACTCCTTACTTCAGGTTCTTTTTCAAGGTCTGACATCTCAATCATGTGTCCTGTAGCTGATTTGATGTATGTTCTGCCTTCAAATATGTTCTCTGCACCAAAGTCAAATGGTTTTAGGCTTCTTTCCCATTCTGGTATGCCCACTGGGCAACTAACGGAATCATCCATTACGAATGTGTGACCGCCAACACTCATGAGCTGTATTCCAGACTGAGGTAAATCACAAGTGTTGTTCTGTGGTGTCTCTGGTCCTTTATAGGGACGGCATTCATTCTCATGTTTGAAGTATGGATTTTGTCCTTTTTGCTGCTTATATCTTGATGATTTTGGATGCCCAGTTCTTGCTTGTGAAGAAAATCTTGGAATTAGCTTTCCACATATTGGAACTTCAGATGTTGGGACATAATCTGGTACAATATCTTTTACTTTTTGTGTTTTCGTTGCAAGTGCTTTGGCTATTTCGCTTAAGCCTGCAATTCCTTGATTTGGATTGCTGTCTGATGCTATTATGCCAGCGTCAATGCCTATCGATCTTGCCATGTCTGGATATGGAGCCTCTGGAGTTCCTTCAATGCAACTCACATCATCATCAGCTACTATTTCATCAGTATTTGGAAATGTAACATTACAGTCTGGGTGCGCCCATTGACCACCATAGTGAAGGTGGTCATCTTTGAGCATCAACCAGTTACCAGTACTGCTCGTAAGCTCGATTCTTTTCCATCGTCTATTACACTTTGGATCACCATCCACCATTTTTAAAGCGTGTTTTTCTGGTGTCTTGAATCCGTAAATGTTTGGAAATGTGATGATTCTTTGAACTTCAGGCATGTCTGCAAAGTCTAAAATTGAGGTTAGATCAAAACCATTGTAGCTTTCGGTATTCCATGGAGGTAAAACTTGGCTTTCATCATTGGGGCCAACAAGATATCCTTTTCTATGGCCTTCCCATATTTTGTAATATTCATCCATGAGGTGATTGACACCCCAATTGTGTTGACCTTCTGGACCTCTGTTTCTAGACCAAATGGTTCCAATATAAAAGGCAGAACTTCTATTTCCACTTTCAAAAACAAGGGCAATTGAAGACCCAGCTGGTGGAACCCAACTTAATCCCGAGTCGTCAAATCCACCCATTGCCGAAATAGGATGAGCCCATGGAAGTTGTTTTATTTGAACATCTGCTCTATGCAGCTTGGGACAGAAAAATCTGACACGATTTTGCTTCCATATATCTATTGTTTCTATGACAAGACCAACCATCAAGCCAAAGTGCATATCCTTTGTATCGCTCGTTTGACTTTTTTGATTCGTTCTTGCAATGGCGACCGTGGAATACTCTACGCTTCCTAGTTGATTTGTAAGGCTCAAAACTTTTCTTTCTAATTCTGCTATTTTGCTTGATACACTCATTAAACTTCTTCTCCTTTGAAGGTGCCATCGCCGGTTCCGTCTGTCATAGGCCCGCAACTGCCTTCGCCACCAATAGGTTCATCTGCCGCTAGTTCAGCATTAGGAACTGCCAAGCCTACTTTTAGTTTAGTTATAAACTTGCCAGAATCTATTTGGTGATCAACACCCTCAAGCATCCATTTTTTATTCGATAGTGTTTTATTTGTTGGTGGTTTAGCTATCCATGTACATGGACTCATAAATCCGCCATCAATTTTATATGGGCTTAAAACTGATATGGATATGTATCTTCCTATATCTGTTATATTTGCATATTTTACATCTCCAATTATAACAAGTTCTCCTTGAATACTTTTTGCGGTGTCAAATGGTTTATTGGCTAGGGTGTTGGCTGCTGTTGCCTCGTTCAACATTTTACCATGTTGTTCTTGTGGTATGGTGTGA